ATTTAAATTCCTTGAAGAAAATGGTGAGCATAATGCACCACTTATGTGGAAATTACAAAACAATATACCAATAACAGAAGATGATTTGATTGTTAATGGTGATTTGAATTTAACAAAAACAGATATTGAATCATTACCAGATGGATTGAAAGTTGAGAATAATTTAAGTTTATATGGTTGTAAAAATATACAATCATTACCAGAAGGATTAGAAGTTGGGGGGCATTTGGATTTGGGATATTCAAATATAACATCATTACCAAAAGGGTTGAAAGTTGGTGGGAGTTTATCTTTATTTGATTGTGCAAATATAACTTCACTACCAGAAGGATTAAAAGTTGGGAGATTTTTGGATTTGGGACATTCAAATATAACATCATTACCAAAAGGGTTGAAAGTTTGGGGTCGTTTGTTTATTAAAAATACACCATTAACAAAATATTCAACTGAGGAATTAAGCCAAATGGTTAATCCTGGATATATACATAAAATAATTAGATAATGGAAAAAGAAGCGCTAAAGAATATATTTAATTTTATTGAAAAGTTAGATGGTACAAAAATTCCATTTTTATGGAAAATAACAAATGGTTCACCATTAACAAAAGAAGATTTAATTGTTAATGATGATTTGGATTTATCAAATTTTAAAATAACTTCATTACCAGAAGGATTGAAAGTTAGTGGCAATTTGAATTTAGATTATTCAAAAATAACTTCATTACCAGAAGACTTGGAAGTTGGGGGCGAGTTATCTTTAGAACATTCAAATATAAAATCATTACCAGAACTATTGAAAGTTGGGGGTGATTTGGATTTATATGGCTGTGAAAAACTTGAATCATTACCAGAAGGATTAAAAGTTAATGGTACATTATATTTAAATCATTGTTACAAATTACAATCATTACCAAAAGGATTGAAAGTTGATGATGGAATAAACATAACTTACACAAAATTAACCAAATACACTGAAACTCAATTAAAAAAAATGGTTAAACCTGGATATATTAAAGGTATTATATTAAATGAGGATCCTGATTGGGATGAAACAGAATTTGCTATTTAATTCAACTTGTAGTATATTTGTAATAAAAAAACTATGAACATTAAATCTTGGTTGACCCCCCTAATTAATTCGTTTAAAGAAAATATCTTGGCATTAACTGAACCAACAGAGGATGAAATTAGATGTAAAAATATTATCTTTAAAATGCTGGACAATCCAGATGCCAAACTTGCTTATTCATCAAAATCACCAGAAAGATTAATTTATCTTGAAGATGAGAATATCTTTATCATTATATATGATAGAGAAATTCATATGATTTATGAATATGAACTTTTCAAGTTTTTTATTAATCATCATCAAACACATATTGATATTATCAGCAAATTTGATGATAAAATGCAATCAAAATTTGACACCTTTTACGAGTTATCAAATTATCTAAAAGAAAACTTTTTAATTAAAGTTGAAGCCTTTTAGAGTATGATATTTGTTTTATTCTAATACAAAAACTTACAAAATGAAAAAAAATGACCCTCTTGTTCTCCAAGAAAAAATTACTATTGCATTGGAAACAACCACATTACTAAAAGACTTAAATTTAATAGATTTGGTAGAATTAGATTCTATTAAAATTATTAATGTGGACTCAAAAAATAATAAATTACCTTTTAGGAATATAAGAATTAATCTAAAAGAAAAATTTATCAAAAATAATGGGGCAATGCCAAGAATTAATATTACTTCAGCTATTAGAGGAGATGTTTTAATTCAAACAGACTCTTACATATTAATTTGTGATATAAAGAATTACAGCAAAAATACCACTATGTTTAAATTTCCAAAATATATAATCAATGAATTAAATGATTTTGTAAAAGGTGCTGATTCAAATGTTAAATATACTAGTTTTTATATCACAAAAAATATAAATGAAGATTTTGGAAAATTACATAATTATTTGTTTTCAAAAAGTAAGGATGATTTTTTATATCTTAAAAATAAATATAAAGATGCAAAAAAAATATGTGAGATAGATAAAGACATAGTTATTAAAATATTTTCATTTGTAGAACTTGGATTTTGCTATGATATGTATAATGTCTCAACAAAAAAATTATTTATAACAAAAAATAATGATAAATTAGAATCTAAATATGTTGATTTTAAAGAATCACTATACAATGATACCCCTATTGATGTTGAGTTAATAGTGGAAGATGATTACATACATTTAGTTTTCTTGCAAAATGGTGAAATTTTTTATACCATATCCCATAGAGGGGATAGTGGAAATTGCTCATTTATACATAAAAAACATTTAAAAAATTTAGGCGAGGTTAATTGTTCTGATTATCAGATACAAATTCCCTAATAATTCTTCTTATAGTTTCATTTGTAACCATTGTTGGCTTATTACCTGTACCAGATTTTGGATTCTTTTTTTCAGCCGTTCTTTTCTTTGCACAAGCAGACTTCTTCTCAGCATCACTCATCTTACTAGCAACACCTGCTGCCTTACATTTAGGATATGCACCCTTATCATCAGATTCTCTACCACAGGGGGGGTGTTTACCATTTGAGTCTTTTCTACATATATTAACCCAAGGACCTTTGGGTTGATTGCTACCTTTTGGTTTTTTCTTATCACCAAACCAAACTCTTAAATCTTCATTAAAAAATGATGGCTTATTTTTCATAAAATTTTTATTAATAAATATCTTGTTAAATAATTTTTATTTTACTATATATTTTTTTGTATAATATATAAAATATATTCACCTCTATGGGGAAATAAATTAAAAAAGGGTTGCAAAACCTTGCAACCCTTTCTATTAACCTTTAAAATGTCCACTTTATTAGTAAATAAAGTGGACAAATTAATTATCTTAACTCTTGTAAGTCAAATGTTCTAACACCATCAACCGTAATTCTACCGTAGAAACGGTTGTTAACTAGTTTTTTAGCATATCGTGTCATTATACCTTTTATTGGGGTAAAATTAAACGGATTATACATAGTTGGTGTTAATTGTAATGGTACATATGGTGCATAAATATAACCAGTATCTAATAATGATGTTCCTTTATGTCCCATTAAAACTTGGTTTGCTGGGAAGTAAGGGTCACGGTAAACTTGGTAACGACCTGCTAATGTTCCAACTCTTTCAATACCCATATTGTATTGGTCTTGTTCTGGTGATGCATTTGATACGTGGAAGTATTCCAAATCATCAAAAATTGCACTAACTTCAGAAGAAACAACAATCCAGTTTGCACCACCTCTCAAAGTTGCTTTGTGAATTTGTGCAGATACTTGATTGATTGATGTGATTAATGTTTGATTCCAGTCTTTTTGAGTGTAAGGGATAGCCTGTGAACCCAATCTCTTCCAACCATTATAATCCCAACGTAAATTCCAAGCAGCACCTTTTCTAAGGTCTCTTAAAATTTCTCTATCAATCTCAGCTGCAATTTGCTCTGATAATAAAGCAGTTAATTCTGCTTCAGCATCAATGTTATGGAATGCAGCAACGTCTTGTGCCATTTCTGGTGACCATTGTGCTCTTAATTTTCTTTCTGTAACTGAAACAGTAACTGATTGTAAATCAAAAGAAACTTCACCAATTTTATCTTCAAATTCTAAACTCTTGTAAATTCTATAAGTTGCAGTAAAATCTGTAGCAGCAGTACCGCTAATTGATGTTGTGAAACCTGTGTAACCATCTAATGAATCTGTACCAACTGTTGCAGGTCTTTGTAAATCAACTTCAAGATAAACAACACCTTCTGGTGTTGATAAATCATTGTATGACCCACCTCCTGTTCTACTACTAGGGAAAGTTATTGAATTATCAGAACCATATTGAACAAGCCCTTTTGCGTATTTCTGTGTAACAACTCTAAACAATAATGGATTGCCAAGTCCAGATGCTGTTGTAACACCAGAGAATGCACCACCTGCTGATGTACTTGCACTAACAGTCAAACCAGCCAAGAAACTTTCATTATCCATTGGATGACCATCAGGTCCAATTAATTTACCTTCACCATCACTTCCAAAACCTGTCAAAGCTAATATAACTTTTCTATAATTACCTGCTGAATAACCTGAAGTAACTAATGAACCACCACTCCAAACAACTGTAGTAGCTGTTGCAGTTACTGCACTAAATTGACCTTTTGAATAATCATAAATCCCTTCTGGGTTTAAACTTGGCTCATTACCTTCATAAAATCTATCATATAAATTTTTTCCACTACCATAACCAGTAGTTGGTGTTTGGTCATTTGCTGCACCTGGAGCACCATATGGTGAATAGTGTGCACCAGAATTTGCTTCTTGGATTTGAGGTACAAAGAAGAACAGTTTACCAATTGGTAAATTCATCGCCTGTACAGAAACAATATCATTTGCCAATAATTTAGAGAATACTCTCCTTACAATTGGGAAAACAACAGTTTCAAACGCACCAGTATCAGATGTACTAGCTGCCTCATTTATAAGATATGATGCTTGGTTTTCATATAACTGTGCAACATTCTCTTTTAGGTGGCCTTTAAGACCTTCAAGGAATCCTAATTTATTCCATTTGTTAATAGTATCTTCTTTGATAACTTTTAGGTGTTTCAACCCAATATTACCAACAAGACCTGATTCTAATAATGCTCCCATTTTTTTTTATTTGTTTTTTTTTATTTATTAACCTAATTTACCCATTAAATCTTTCATCCTCAAAAACTGTGGATTTTCATAAGTTTTGGATTCAATTAAGTTAGCAGATGAACCTGTTGATGCAACATTTGAAATCTTACGATTAACAGATTCATTTAAAGACGTATTTGAGTCTTTTGACAATTCATTGTTGATAATGCTATATAGGTTTTTTGATTCTTGTAATGATTGAATGTTGTCAAAACGTCTTAAAATGTTTATTTTTTCTTTTTTTGTTGTTGAGTGTTCAGTGAATAATCTTGTTGCATATGCCAAATTAGCATTGAAAACTGCAACATCATTTAGTTTCTCTCTAAAGATATTTAATGATTTTTTATAATCACTATTTCTTTGTTTTAACTCTAAAACTTGGTCTTCTAAAGACTCTAAATTCAAATTTCTATTTGGTGTAATGCCTTTTCTAAGACCCCTACCAGCTTTGCTTCCCATACCATAAGTTCTTGATGCTTCTTTGGTTTCTTGTTTTTTACCAGGAGTTACTTTTTTCATCTTGCCATCAATATTTGCAGCAGACTTATCATAGTCAAACTTGGCTTTTCCTGTCCCTATTTTTTTAGGACCCTCTTTCATTTTTTCATTAAAACCATTTTTAGCCATCTTGTACTTAAATTTGGAAGCCTTTTTAGCTTCACCTAAATAGTCATATTCTTCAGATGTTTCACTTTTACCTGCGACACATCCATTAAATTCTAATACTTTCAATATACTTCCAGCATCTTTAACACCATATTCTTCTATGAAATCACTAACTGAGAAATTATCACAGTCAACTTTAATATCACTTAATTCGTCTTCCATACCCATATCATCTTCCATATCATATTCATCCTCATCTTCCATTTGTTCATTTATTTCAATTTCATAAATAATGTCAGAATTTTTAGTTCTAGTTTTTTCAAAAATTTTATCAATGGTTGATTGAGTGTCATCTTCATACATTTCACCCATTTCATCATCCTCATCTTCCATATCCATTTCATAATCATCTTCCATATCCATTTCATAATCATCTTCCATATCCATTTCATCCTCATCTTCCATATCCATTTCATAATCATCTTCCATATCCATTTCATAATCATCTTCCATATCCTCATCACCAAATTCACTTATTTGTTCACCTAGTCTTATTAAATATTCATCACCATCATCAGTTAATGAGATGTCTCCACCATCTTTACTAACAACTATACCATCTTCATCACCCATTGCTTTAAATACTTTTAAAAGTTCACTTTGTGAAGCCCCCCTCATATCGATGACATCATCCTCATCTTCCATATCATCCTCATCTTCCATGTCATATTCATCATCCATGCCCATTTCCATGTCATCTTCATCATCCATGTCCATTTCCATATCATCTTCAGAGTCCATATCCATTTCCATATCATCTTCTTCTTGCTCATTTAATGATTCCTTAACTAATTCTTCGATTTCTTCCTTCATTGTTGAAGCAAGTATTCCTTTTGCGTTTTCTGCAAGCACATCTTCAATTTGTTTCATTTGAATTAGTGCTTCTTCTACTAAGTTTTTTTCAGATTGCATAATTTTTTATTTATTTTTATTATAAATATACAGAAAAGCAAAAAAGTTACTGATTATCATTATTTTTTTAAAATAAAAAAACCCCTAACATTATTTATGCTAGGGGTTTACGATAAAAGTTATTTGTTTTAAACAAAAACCTCATCAATTTTTGATTCTGAAACTGCTGTTATTCTCCAATCTTGGGAAAAGTTTTTATACTTTTCTGTAACTTTTGCTTCAACATCTGTTACAGAATAACCTTTAACTAATTTCTCTTCTCTTACTTTTTTCATTTTACCAGTATTCTCATCAGGTAGAGAAAAAGTTAATCTGGCAACAAAGAATTTTTCATCCATAGGTATTGTTTTTTATTTGTTTGTATAAATATAGTTATTTTTTTTGTAA